ATCACTAGTCAAAGCAACAGTTCCTGAAGCATCAGGTAATGTAATAGTTCTGTCATCAGTAATGTAAATAGGTGATAATAAATCTATTCTTTTAGTTGCTCCATCAGGACCACTTTCTCTATTAAATCTTAACGAATCTTTATACAATACATTTCCTAGCAATGTATTTGTATCTAAAATAGATACAGAAGTTCCATTTAAAGTAGTTTTAGTTGTTCCTGTACTAGATGTAATAGTATTACCACCATCTACAGCTTTCTGCAATGTAACATCAGTTGTCAAAGCAACAGTTCCTGAAGCATCTGGTAATGTAATAGTTCTGTTTGCTGAAACAGTAGGATTAGATTGTATTATCGTTGTTTTTACACCTGAGTTATTTTTTTCAAATCTTACGTTATTAGTATTTACAACAACACTATCTGATGTAGATGTGTTCTTAACAGTTACATTAGAACCATTTATTGTAGAACTTGAAGTAGCTGTTTTAGCAGCAGAACCAGACATAATTGTTCTAGATATACTATTAACTTTCCATAGTCCACTTCCTAAACTAGTAAATACATAAGACTCACTATCAAAGATTGTAAACGGACCTGTTTGTTGATTTGCAGAACCCATTAAAAATGGAAAAGGTAAGTTTAATACATTGTCACCATATATACTTAAATTAGCAGCAGAATTTACTTCTAAGAAAACACTTATCTGTTTTCCTATTGGAGCTGCAGCTGGTAAACGTACTGTAGAATTTCCTGTTAAGTTAACTCTATTTATATCATAAGCAAGTGTTTTAGTTGGAGAATCATTTGTAGTAAGATATATTATCCCATTAGTTTGTGTAGGAGCTACTATATCACTAGTCAAAGCAATAGTTCCACTAGCATTTGGTAATGTGTATGTTCTGTCTGCTGTAAAAGTACCAGGATGCTGTAAAAAACCATTGAAATCTCCTTTTCTAAGTGATAATTCGTATGGATTAAGAAAAGCATTGCCAAACATACTAACAACTCCAATAGCTCCACCATATATTGTTGTAGTATCACCACTGATTTCATCAGAAAATGTATTACCCAATCCAACTGTCTGTTGTAATGTCTGTGTAGCTCCAGCTCCCTGTGGCCCAGTAGGTCCCTGAACACCTTGAATGCCCTGCGCTCCTTGAGACGCTAATAGTGCCCAGTGAGTTGTGTCAACATCAGGAGCTATTGTCCCTGAAGTTGCTAGTATACAGAACCAAGAAGCCCCGTCGTATCCTACGGCATCGTCTGCCACATAAGATGTTTCAGACACCCAAGATCCTTGCCAGTTTAACCCAGCTGGCCCAACAGGTCCTAAAGGTCCTGCAGGTCCTTGAACTCCTTGTGGTCCTTGTGCTCCAACACCAATTGTGTCTACTAAATCTTCAATAGTGTATGGCTGTGTATCTGCGTTTAACACTGCTGACTTTCTTTCTACAAGGCTAACGTTATCTGCTATACCTATAAATCTTGTTCCTGACGGTACTGTACTCATTTTATTTTTTTTTGCAAAGTTACTAATTATCTTGGTTCGAATTCAGCCATATCAAAGCCATCTAAACTATCCTCGTTTGATTCAAAATTCACTGGAGGAAGGTTGTTCTTACGTTGATCAATAAGTTTTGATTGTTGCGTATTCTGTATGCTTATTCTCTTATCTTTTGCTTTCTCTTTAATTATGTCCTTCTGACTCATTTGCTCGGTTTCAACTCCTTTAAGCTGCATCTGTAGATTAAACTCCATTTGCATCAACTCCATCTTAAGCTGAGCCTCTTGTTTCATCTTCTCAATATCAAATCCAACCTCAGCTTGTTTTACCTGCATCTTAGACTGTGTCTCAGCCTGTGTCAACTGCAACGCATTCTGAGCGGCAGCCTGTTGAGACTGCTGCTGAATCTTGCCCTGCATCTCCTGCTGAGCCTGTTGATTCTTTTGTATCGTGTCCTCCTTCTTCTTTCTTTGAAGTTTAAGGTACTGGTTTGCAAGTTTAAGGTTTCTTATCTCCCTAATATCTATTGCGTCCTCAAGATAGATAGCGTCTCTAGAAAGGGCCATCTGAATGTTAGCCTCTAGCTGTGCCTTCTCCTCTTCGTCAGGAGCAACCTCTATAAATATGCCGAAGTCGTATATGTAAAGTTCTTTAATATCTTCAAGTATACTTACGTTATACTTTCCAATCTGCAATATAAACTCGTCCTTAAAGTCTGAGTACTCTAGTATATCGGCTACCCTATAAGATATCGCCTCTGACAATGTTTTAGTCACGTACAAGCTAGACTCTAGTATGTGCCTTGTTGCTGTGTTCGAGTTAAGTGCTGCTAGTTTCTGCACACCTACTAATGAGTTAGGATCTGGCATAGATCCATCCCTTGCCTCATTAAGTCCAGTAACATCTCTAATCATTCCTAAGTAGTGGTTGTAGCTTCCTACAAGGCTAGATATCTTGGCTTGACCGCTGTTAGAGTTAAGTTCCTGGATTGGAACCCTTGCGTTATTAAACTCACCGTCTCCAGTGTAGCTCCTACCAATAACACTACCAGTCTGGAAGTATAACCTAAGTGCGTCCTCTGGTGAGTATGCGTTACCGTTACCCAAGTCCACCTCATTAATACCGTCAGCATCTATAAATACACCATCTGGTACTACTTTAGATATAACCTGTTGTAGCTTTAAGTGAGTAACCTGTATAAGGTCAGCAAACGGAATCATTCTCTTAACTAAAGACTCTATAGCTCCCTTGTACATTCTTGGTGCTACAGCAACGTAGTTAGGTATTGCGTACTGTGACGCAGACTTTGGTCTAACCATGTTACGAGACAACTCCCACTTAAGCATTATATTGGTTCCCATAACCATAACACCGTCATACCACACATCTATGGTCTTCTCTATCTTTTCAAAGTTACCCTCGTCCATCATCTCCTGTGGAGGATTGAACGTGTCTTCCTTGTCAATTATCTTAAAGTTTCCGTTATCAAGGTTTTTCTTCTTGTATACTATCTTCTTGGTTGTCTTATAATTAAAATACAGCAACGTAGCAGAGTCTCTACTGAATAAGCTGTTGTTATAAAACTGGGATGAATTATAGTAATTATACCAAGACTGACTGTACTTAGAAATTTCTTCAAGTTGCTCATTGGTTAGCGTAGTGTCTATTTTTAAAAGCTCTGTTATCGGAACTGTCTTTATCTCTCCCCAATAGAAGCAGTCTCTGAAGTTTGGATCTTCTGTGTAACTATACACTACGTTTGCTGGGTCTACGTACTCAACCTTAACACCTGCTCCTGGAAGGAACATATGCTTTGCTATTCCAATACCTAGTGTAGCTATGTCGTAGTCTATTCTTTTTCTTGTTTCGTTGTATTTATTCTGATCTAGGATCGTATTTATAGCCTCTTCTTCTGCTATCTCTATAGCTGGCTTATATTTTAGTTCCATATAAAGGGCTAGCTCCTCGTCGTTCTCTGGAAGCTCCTCTGGATTTGTATCAAACGCATCAACTCCTAAGTTATTCTTTATATCAGTAAGGATATCTTTAGACAACATGTCTGCCTGTATCATATCCTGATACCTTGTTTTTTTCTGTAAAGAGATTGAATCCTGCGCGTATGCCTTAACTTTAAAGAGTCTATCATTCATTCCGTTAACAACAACGTCAACGAACTTAGGTATAATTGGAACTGGTGTCCAGTCAAGGTTTAGGTGGCTAAGATCTCCGTCAACGGCCATCTCATTCTTATACTTAGCAACAGACTGTTCACCTCTTGCATATAGTCTTAACCTATGGAAGTCTCCCCACTGATTATAAAATCTTGAGTTATTGTTGTCCTTTCTAAACCACTCGTACTGGATGGCCTGGCCTATTTGAAGCCCATACTCGTATGTTTCCTTTTCCCTATCTGATGCGAATTGATCTGGAAAGCCAGCTGGATTTATTTTTACAGTTACTTCCTTCATCTTATAATTTCACTATATCTTCCATTGTTATTATATTTCGCAAAGGTAATGCTTAATTTCGATTCTTTTTTTGCCGTAAGATACACATTCTTTTGGTTAGCCATTATAGCCAATCCAGAACTAATAGCGGCATCAAACTTCGTCCTGTTGTTTATATCAAACTTAGCCCATTCCTCAATAGTTCTTGTAAAGTACATGTCTCCCATCTCGTCAGGATCTCTATACGTACCCTCCATATCTAACCCAACGTACTTCTCTATGTACGACTCGATTGCAGCCGCGTGAGACTGCTTAACATCCTCAGATGAGTTAGGTATACCTCCAAGCTCTTTTTCTGTCTTAGATAGGTTCGTTACGTGCTTATCTGGCCTGTTCATAGAGAAGCCTCTGTAACCTCTGTTTTTTAGGTGATAAAGAAGCCTCGGCTTGTTATTCTCAATGAGTATTGGCATACCGTAGAAAACGCATGCCATAAGTACCTCCTCGAAGAATATCTCTGCGGTCTGTGGCCTTGCTATGTACTCAAGAAAGAAGTGGTTGCTTGGAGCGTCGTCCATATTAAACTTGGTTAGTCCGTGTAACGATCCGTTAGATCCTCCTCCACCGACTGTACCTGATATGTCGTACGGGTCACATCCAAAAGCACCTATGTGGTCGTTGCCTGGATACTTCATCCCGTTCTTGTTTATTACATTATTCTGTAGCTGATTACTTGGTATCCAAGACACCAGGAACCTACCCCTGCTATCTGGTGTCCACACAACCCTTGTGTCCTTCTTTCCGTCGTGCCAACTGAACGAACCTCGTGTTAACACTCTGTCCTTTATAAGTGAGTCGTTGTAGTCTATCTGTTGGTATATCTTTGTAAGGTTGAATATAGACGACTTGCTCTCGTCCCTGAACGCGTGAGACTCTGTCCTAGAGAACTGCCTGTAGAACTCGTTAAGTGCATCAGCGTCAGCCTTTAAAGACTCTACCTCGTTCTCCCAGTAGTCAACAGCTCCAGTTTTTATCATGGACCCGTCTATGCTCTTAACTGGTTTCTCTGGTTCTCTAAACACTGGCATCCCGTACACATCTATGTAACCCTCAAAGTTCCACTCCATCGGTATATACAATGAGTACATACCAGACTTAGTCTGTCCGTTATTATTCCTTGTCTTTATATTCGAGTCCTCGTACAGTTTTTTGAAGTTAGACCCTCCCTTTGCTAACGCGTTAGGGGTTGATCCCATGAGGCACTTACCAATAATCCTGCTACCTAATCGTAGACATGTCTTGGTAACCCTCCAGTTGTTCAGGATGTTATCTGGAGCAAGCCACTTACCGCTCTCGTCATGTATTAGCAGCTGTAGCTTCTGTCCGTCATACGAGTTATCTCCTGTGTTCTTCCAGTCAATAGTGGTGTCAAGACCCTGTATCTCTACCTCTCCATCCTCATACATATTCTTCTTTGTAATCTTTGATGCAGGAACCCTGAACGCAAGCTCTGTCTTAGGCTTGTCCATACCATCCTGTATTGGCTTGAAGAAGAACGGGTAGTTGTTCACTATAGGCACAACCTTGTCCGTAAACATTGTCTTGGCATCGTTACCAGTCTTGGAAAGTATTCCAAGTCTTGCATCTTTTGCAAGTGTTCCTATGTTTGCCAGTTCGCTTGATCCCATGAACGAGAACCCAGAACGTCTGATCTTTAGGTAAGTCATGCCAAAGCACCTGTCGTCAGCCTTGCACGCCTCCCAGAATATAAAGAATATCCTATTAGCTTCCCTGTAGTCTGGCAGTCCTACGTCAATCTTAGTCCACTGCAGGTACATGTAGTGAGAACCAGTTATATACGTTTCTACACCGTTGTTCTTGAAGAAGAATCCGTTCTCTCTACGATCAAACTCTCCCTCAATATAATCAACCCACTTAGCCTTGAAGTCGTTTGACATCGTATGCCACTGGAATATTGACTTTATATTTGAAAGTTCTCTAGGATAGTCTGCTGGTTCCCAGTACTGGTTCTCCTTCTTTTCGTCCCTTTTATAGACGTTTTTTGGGACGGATGGTAGCGCTATATTGAGTCCGTTTATCTCGTATATATCACCAATAGTTCCGTCCTTAGATATTACAACCAGGTCATGCTTCTCGTCATAACCATAAGACCAAGACTTTGCCTTGTTCTTCATGTGTATGGTGTTGGCAGGAAGAAAGTCGCTAAGTTTTGTGTATAGATTATTTTGATCTTTTTTCTGCAAATCCTTGTATTTTAGGTTCTGATACCTTAACCTCTTCGGTTAATTTGTCGTTCTCCTGTTCTATCCTAGATAATATTTGAAATGCATCCTCTATTGCAAGCCTCTTGGTTGCTGCTGCGTTCTTTAGTTTGTCAGCAGATAAGTCTCCCTCCATTCCCGTTATAATCACGTCCTCTGCAACCTTTATCAACTCATTAACTGCCTTATATCCAGCTGCAATGATCTTCTGTTTTATTATGTTGTGGTCCATTTGATTGTAATATTTCTTGTTGACATTCTGTACAACTTCTCGTCGTTTATATAGAATGGGTACTCACTATCTGGCTCAAACGAGATCTCATCTCCAATGCTTAGACCCAAGTCTAGCAACTCTTGATTTATATAGACAATGGTACCCATAAGAGGTTCCTCTTGGCTGTTCTTATTTATTATGGATTCCTTTTGTTTTACAGGTTTAATAAAGCAGTACTTGGAGTGTGTATTCCACTCTCCATTCTGGTTGTACATGAAGTACTGCTCGTCGTCTATAAAGAACAGGTCGTCCTTAAAGAAACTAGCTCCGCTCTTTTCTCTTCCCTTCATGTCGTAGTACACCTTGAAAACATTGTGATGAACTAGCAACAAGTCTCTAGCCTTAATTGGGCCGTCGTAGTTAATAGGGACACTTACAACCTCTGCTAGCCTATTAGATACCGTGTGGTCCTCCTTAGATGTGCTGGTTATAAAGTTTATTCTCCCTATTTTTTTTATATTATCGTATCGTCTACCATCTAATGGTCGAACAATAAACATGTCTGGGGATCTCATTAGAAGCTTATATTATACTCTAAAGATATTGGCATATTAACATTGAACTCCTTCCAACAAAATAGTTCAGAGTTTTTTTCTATCCATATCTTTATACACCCAGTGTTATGATCTATCATTATGGCGTGTATAACATATGTCTTATCGAGAACCTCCTGCCCAACTAGGTAATGCATAGCATCGCTCTTGTAGTTAGGACCTATCGAGATCTTTCTAATATCGTTCAT